ATGGCAGCATATAGAAAGCGTGGTGGTACGTGGCGCGCGGAGGTCGCGAAGGGCGGTATACGCGAATCAAAAACCTTCGACACGAAGGCGGAGGCTGTCGCTTGGGCGACGCGTCTCGAGGCGGAAATTGCCGCTGGCAGTCGTCGATCCTACACCAAGGTGCAGAAAACGCTCGGCGACGCCTTCGATGAGTATCTCGACAAGATATCGCCTAGCAAAGGCAAGCATAGGTGGAACGAGACGCGCCTCAAATTCTTCCGTAGTGAGCTCGAGTTCGTTGGTTCACTCGTCCGTAAGGTGACGCCTGAGGAGATTGCCGCGTGGCGTGACAAGCGCCTCAAGAAGGTCAAGACCTCCACGGTGAACCGTGATCTCAACCTGCTATCTGCAGTTTTTCAGGCCGCGCAGGACGAGTGGAAGTGGATCCATGAGAACCCGGTGCGCGAGGTGAAGCGGCCGGAGGACCCGTCTCCCCGAAAGCGGCGCGTGAGCGATGAGGAGGCCAAGGTGATGGCAGCAGCGCTCGGGTTTACCGAAGAAGGCGAAATCGCTACGACACAGCAATACGCGGCCGTCGCTTTTTTGATTGCGATCGAGACGGGCATGCGCCAGGGGGAAATCGTTCGCCTGACGTGGCCGAATGTGCATCTAGCAAGTCGCTACGTACATTTGCCGAAAACAAAAAACGGCGACGCGCGCGACGTGCCGCTTTCTACGAGAGCTGTTGAGTTGTTTGAGCGCCTGCCGAAGGTGAAGGACGAGGATCGGTGCTTCCCGGTTGTGCAAGGGAGTCTTGATGCGAAGTGGCGCAACACTCGGGCAGAGGTGGCCAAGAAGCGGCCAGAGATCGCCGACCTACACTTCCACGATTCGCGCCACGAAGCGACGACGCGACTGTCGCGCAAGCTGCACGTGCTGGCCCTTGCTCGTATGATCGGGCACCGGGATATCCAGTCGCTAATGATTTACTACGACGAGACAGCCGCGGAGCTAGCGGCCCGTCTCGATTAGACGGGCTTACGGCGACGCCCAGGGCGTGGCGTCGGCAACGTGCCTTTGTTTTTGCGTGCCCAGTCAAGCACGTCGCTGGCGAACCAGCGTCGTTGCGCTTGAACCGAGTCGACGGGGCGCAGACCGCCGGGAAAGTCCGGCCGGGTGATGACGCGGAGCTCGACCGTCTGCTTGGATAGGCCTAACCATTGGGCGATCTGCTCTGTCGTCCACAGCGTTTCATCGAGGCGCTTTGGTTTTTCAAGCGCCGCGACGAGGCGGGTCAGGATAGGTATCAGCTCGTGCAGATCCTGCAGTTGTTTCAGTTCACTCATATCCATCACGGATTCCTTGAATTTGGTTGCCGGCTATGGGGGGCTGTTTACCTGTATTACGTCTCAAGTTTTGGGTGCGCTTGCCGATATTCGTCGAATGAATACGATAATCACCAAGGCGCAAGCCGAAGCCATCCTTGATACCGCTACGAAACTGTTTGATCTGGTGCTCGAGGCAAGACAGATCAATGAAGAGTCCCCGGAGGGGCGCGACCTGTACACAAAGATCGTGCACGGCGCCCTCGCCGAAGTTATGCCTGATGCGACGCTTGAGGCTGTTTTCGATCTGTTGCACAAGCCCGCGACTTCTCACTAACCGCGCGTCGCACGACGCCTGCGGTCGAGGCGCTCGATCTCCGCAAGGATCAACGCCCCGGCCTTGACGAGGTCGCGACGCCGCTCACCGAATTTCGGTTGCCAGCCGTCAGGCGTCAGCGCTTCGGATAGGGTTGCCCCATATCCGGTTTCTTCCGTAGGCCAGTCTCTGGCGCCTTCAGGCATCGCGTAGACGGCAGCGAATGCAGCGATCTCCCCGCACGCATGCGCGTCATCGTGCGACGCCGTCCAGCCCTTATCGCTCATCTGCCGTACCCGCTCCGCAAGCACATCGCGCGCTGCGTCGCTTATACCTGCAATCTTTGAGCTTTCCTCAATTCGGTATCCGTCGAAGCAGTGTGCAATGAACTCACTTAGCATGAACCGATCGGCGTTATTCGGTTCGCGGGAGTCGTTGTTTTCTCCGACGATCTCGAAGTTGTCGATGGCGGCGAGCGCATCTTTCGCGCTGAGCATTTTTGGTGTTTGCTTAGCGCTTTCCTGCGCTGCCTGCTCGGCGGCTGTGCCTGGGCAGTCTGGGCAAGCCTTTCTGGTGTGAACGAGATTGCAGCAGATGCGCGGAAAGTGTGATTCCGGTTTATTCGTGCTCATTTGGTGTTATCCACAGGAAGGGGCCGCACATGGCCGGTCTTGAGATTGACGAACGCGCCGCACCAGCTGATGCGGCCACGCCGGAAAAGCTCCCAAAGGATCGCCAGTGCCGGCGTGACGATCGCCTGATTGATGAAAAGCTCTTGCCGCTCGAGCGCTTCGGCAAGGCCGCAACTTGGCGTGGTGTCCTCGGGCAGCGACGTGTCGACCAGCTCAGGCAGCACGTCGTATGGCCAGCGCAGCGCCGTGCTGCCTTCGACGCGCGCGGCGTTATCGCTGCTGCCCAGAATTACCTGCCCGTCGCTCGCGCGGTTGCCGAGGTCCATCACATAGCCGCCGGCGCGCTTGAGCCATGTCGCGAGCGACGCACGCGCTGCGATGCTGTCGACGCACAACACGGTGAGATCAAGGCCGCCGCGGATCATTTCATCCGGGCCCGCGTGCATAGCGCGCGCGTGCCAGTCGAGGCCGAAGAATGCGTTGAGCCGGTGCACGAGGACGACGCTCTTGTACTGCCCGACGTCGGCCGGGCTGAACATCTGCCGGCCGATGTTGGATTCGCTCACCGTGTCGCCGTCGAATGCGGTCACGTGCAGGCCGGCGTGCCCGAGATTGACGAGTGCATGATTTAGCCGGGCGAGGCCCGTGAGCATCTGTGAGCCGTTGCCACCGCAACCGACAAGCGCCACCCGCACGCGACCGTGCGCGCCGAGCAGTCGAGGTCCCGCGATATGGACTGCGGCGCTCATGCTGCGCCTCGCTTCGTCTTGCCAGCCCTTGCCGCACACTCGGTTACAGCGCGCCGAGCGGCGCGGCGACGCTGCTTGATCTCGTCGTCGTGGTTGCAGGTGAGGCCGATTTCGTCGAGAGCGCTATGACGAACGCCCTGGAAGCCGGCGCTGGCTGTTACGTGCGTGGCAAAGTGCAGCACGTCGATGCGCAGGCGCGCGCCAAGTTCGGCAGCATCGGAGTCGCGAACGAGCGGGTTAAAAAAGCGCCACTCGGGCGAGCCGCAGGCGCGCACGTGAATCGCTTCGATATCGCGAACGCGATATCGACGATGCTCGAAGTTGGCCGCCTCGGCGGCGAGTTCGATCATGCTCAGGACGTCCATCGCGTCAGGCCTCCTGCGGCTGCTTGAAGATTGCCGCCGCGGGCACCTTGAGGGGGATGAACATGCCGAGCACGCACAGACGGAAGGCGACGTCGGGTTCGCTGCCAGCGCCAAGGCCGCCAAATACGCCTGCGATCTTCACTTCGCCGGCGTCGTCTGCGTCATCGGTCGGGCTGAAGAAGGCCGCGCTGTCGCCGTGGCTGTGCAGGTCGATCGCGAGACTTTCGTGTTCGGCGAGGGCCGGGCGATCGAAGGTAATCGAGCCGGGTGTCGCCGAAGTGGCGGGCAGCGGGCGATACTGCAACTTCTGCTTCTGCGCATCCCAGATGATCCAGGCTGCGTATTCGTTCGGCAGCGCGGCGCGCGCCTCGGCGGCGAACGCCTGGAGTTCCTGAAGGGCGCTGCCCAGGCGGCCAAACGCAAACTCGACCTTTTCTTCGACGGTGCCATACGGCGGGATCGGGCCGGTGCTCTTTGCGGTCGAGTCGCGCGTCCAGTCGAGGCGCTGGATGATGTGTGCCCACGGGCGACGCACTTCGACGAAGACACCTTCCGCCGTCATCAGGAAGCGATGGCCGATTTCCTGCAGCGCGACGAACTTGGCGTGCTTCGGTACTGCGACGGTTGGCGCGCTGTCGAACAACGCAACGTCGAGCGGCAGCTGCTCGTCGTCCTCGGAAGCGGCGATCGCGCGCGGCTTGGCGCGGGCGATTTCCTCGGCGACGCCTTTCGAAAACTGGTCGAGGGCCGCGGCGATGTTTTGCAGTCCTGCCTGCGTAGCGTTCTGGAATGCGTTGAGAAGTTGTTCCATGTTCGTCAGTCCTTGGTCGAGATTTTTTTGACGACGTCGGCAAGCGTGCACTTTGCGTCGATCAGTTGATTGATAGGAAACGGTGCGCCGTCGAGCAGGTTTTTCCAAAGTCGCAAGGCGCCGCCGCGACCTTTGATCAGCTTGTCCGTATTCGTGTGCGTAAAGCGGCTTCGGAAAAACGCATCTTCGTAGGGCTTGATGCTTTCGCTGTCGATCGTGTCTGGCGTTGCGACATTGCCGACACAGATCTCGCCGCTTTCCCACACGTTGAAATACGGCGCGCGGTAGAGCGCCGTATGCGCGTCAGGGCGGGTGTTCTCGCGCAATGCGAATACGGACCATTTGCTGGGGGCGGCGATGAACACGAGCGGCGGATGCTGACAGTCGCCCGACGCATTCCCGAGTTCGCCCGAATGCTGGAACCAGACGCGGCGCGTGCATGCCGGCACCCACCACGCCAGTACGTTCGGGGCAACATAAACAACCCGCTCATGCACGAAGCCGCGATAGCTGGTGCGCTTCGCAGCCAGATCTGCGAACTCGGCGAGTGATTCGAGCGCGAGCGGTACACCCGGAAGCAATGCCGGGCGATCGTCGACGACGCGCACGTCATGCTGCGTTGCGTAGATGTCGCCGTTGCCGCGCGCGCGGTAGAAAAGCAAGGCGGCTTCGATCTCGAGCGTGTTGTCGGCCTCGCAGGCGATGATGACGTCGTTCATGCGAACACCCTCACCAGCGTGCGGGGCTCGATGAAATCGCGCTCACCGAGCAACGTCAGCACGCGTTCGGCGGCGCGCGCCAGCAGCGCGGCCGACTGCATTTTCTGAAGCCATTCCTTCAGCGAGGCATGGCCGGACCCGTCCGTGAGCCGGATTGGTGTCACGCTCGCGGCCTCGATGTAGTCGCCTTCGTAGGCATAACGGGCGTAGTCGTCGATGATGCGCCCGGCCGAATCATTTTCGGTCCACCGGACAATCAGCGAGAAGTCGATCAGGTCGGCGTCGACGTGGCTGTCCGACAGATCGGGGAACGGCCCGCAAAACGTGAGTGCAGTCCACAGTTCGTCCATCGCGTCGACGATGTCGGACGCGAACGGATTTCCCCGCGCGGCACGATTAATCTGGGCGCGATCGAGGACTCGTTCAGGATTGGCTGCCCAGTCTGGCATCGGCCCGAACAATTCTTTGTGGGTGATGAACTCGGAGCTTGTCAGCAGCTCCTCGCGCGTGCAGTCGTGCATCGCCAGCAATTCTTCAATGGCGTCCTCTTCGTTGCTGCAGCCGTGCCAATACGAGTATTGGCCCATGCCGATAATCGTGGCCGTGGTGCAGACCGATGGCAGCATGCCGAGTACGTCATACAGGGCGGCCAGAATGGTTTGTCCGAAGCCCGCGCGCAGTTTTTCCAGGTATTCAACGGCCGGGCCGATACACACGATCGCTGCGCTCACCGGGCCCTGGTTCGTGGTGATCAACGCCCATGCCTTCGGGTCTTTCTCGTCTTTGCGCCAACGAAAATTTTCCGAACTCGTGCTTTCTTCGAGCCGCAGGTTCCACTGAAACAGCGATAGCTGACCCGCGACGCCCTGCCATTCGCGAGTGAGTGCCTTCGTGCATAGCGACATCATCGACGACGGGCGACGCGCAACGTCGGCTGCGGTGATCATGCCGTCGTTGAGCATCGAAAGTGCCAGCGGGCGCAGGAACGAATCGGCCACTGGCACTGTGTAGTAGGCCGGGATGCCGTCTAGACTGGGTAGCGTGAGAGCCTGATTTGTCATGGCAATACGGGCATCTGGTTGTGGGGGAGTTGCATGCGCATGCCACGCGCGCGCTGCGTTGCCAGCCGATGCAGCTTCGGTGCGCTGGCGTTACGCAACGCCTCGGGCTTGAGCGTGGTCGGGCCGCTGTCGCGGCGCGTTCCGCTCTCAAGTTCGGTGCGGAGCTGGTCGAGCGTCATTGCGCCTGTCCGGTGTTGCGCGCGTGCAGGGCATTCACGAAAGCGAATTCTTCCTCCAGCAGCGGGCACACGTGGGCGCTTGCCTCTTGAGTGAGCTCGGTGAGATAGATGCGTAGTGGCCGGGAAATCTCGACTCCAGCGGCAAGAATTTCGTGGGCCTGTACGAGCGTGTCGGCAACCCGATCGGCTTTTCCCTTCGTGCCAACGGCGCGGCGGAACGTGTACACGTGCCTGTTTCCTCTCACCTCAGGACCCTCGATTTCCGCATTAACGATCTCGGGATAGGTGTTCGCGTAGAAGTCGCGAACCTGTTGCAGCGTGAAGCTGGGCGCGGGGTCGGTCAGCCGGGCGCCGTTGTAGACGAATTCGCGCGCGAGGGTTTCGATTTGCATGGTGTGCGCTCCTTAGAAAACGTCGAGGCCTTCAGATTGCGCTTCGGATGCTGCGGGCAATTCCGGCTGCGATTCCTGCGACGGCTGTTCGGCGGTTGCAGGTGCGTTTGCGGCGGCGTCATCCGGATCGTCGATGCGCATCTGGCGTGGATCGACCTCGGGCGCTGCGGGGGCGGCATCCGTCGGCGCTGCAGGCTCAGCTTCCTGCTTTTCTGCTTTCGGTGCTCGATTGCCCTTTCGGCGCGCGCCGGCGGGCGCGGGGAGCGCTGCCGCGCCGCCAGTGTTGGCGGCGCTGGCCGCACGCGCCTGGTCGAGTACCGACGCGATGCTCGGCTCGTAGATCGCGACGGCGTCGGCGAATTCGGCATCGAGTTCGTCGGGCGTCGCAAGCAGCGAGAGCGGGTAGATCGTCTTTTCGCATTTGGCGTCGTCATTGGGGCGGGGCATTACGTTGACGCGCAGCTGATCGCCTTCGGCGGTGATAAGCAGCGTGAGTGTCGTGCGTTGCGCAAGCGGGTACAGCGATGCGAACAGGGACATGGTCACCTCGTAGGGTTGGTGTGAAAAACAGGGTGAAGCGGTGCGCGGCGCGGCGCTCAGTCGTCGTAGTCGCCAGCTGCGCGCAGTTTTGAATCGGCACGCGCGGCGACGCGGCGCTGGTCGCGCAGTTCGCGCGCTCGTGCCGACGATTCGAGGGTGCGGACCACCTCTGGCTTGCGAATCGCGGCATCGAAATCGCCGGTCATCCGCAGCAGTTGCCATTCGGCGCGCAGCAGATGCCGGGGCAGGTGGCCTTTTTCCATTTCGATCCTTAGGCGGTGCGCACGTGGCGCGGCGGCGCGGATTCGGCGTCGAGCGCGACCTGCATCGCTGAAAACGACACAACCGTAATCGCAGCGATGATCCAGATCAGCCAGAGCGGCATCAGCTTTTGGCGATTCGCCGTCATGCTGCCTCCGCCTGGTCTGCGCATCCGCGCGGGACGTGTGCACCGAAAAAACCGGTAACGGCTGCGATGAACAGGTGCGCGCGGGCGTTAATGTCGCCTTCATGTGCGTGCGTCGATGCGTAGGCAGACGCACTGGCGATGCGCTCTTCGATCGTCGATGGCGTGAGGCGCCGGTCGTTGATGTGGGTGAGTTGCATCGACTAGTCCCAAATCAACGGGGCGATGCCCGACGCGAGAATCCAGAGGACGGCGAGCAGAACGAATGCGTACCAGTCGCGGTGGAACGGCCAGCCGTTTGCGAGTTTTTCGAGTTGTTCAAGGGTCATGATCAACCCTCGATGCGTTCGACTTCGGTCACGCGTGCGCAGCCGGTAACCCGCATTGCGAGTTGAGCGGCGCTAACTGCGTCGTCTGCTTTGACTTGGACAAAAGGCGTGAGCGGACTCGGTTCGTCGCCCTTCATCAGATAGAAACAGCGGTAGCTGCGCATGTGACACTCCATGTGAGTGATTCGACAGGCGCAGAATACACAGCGTGTGAGTTTCTCGCAAGAGGAAAATGCTTGTGAGTCGGCTTGTGTATCGTAGGGACGAAAAAAAGCCCCGCGATGCGGGGCTTTGTATGTGAATGTTTAGAGATCGAATCCGGCGTGCATTACGACGCCACAAATCACGTCGTCGTGTTGGACCTTCATATATTGCTCGGGCCAGTTCGGATTTAGCGCTTCGAGATAAAGCTCTCCGTCGATCATGGATAACTTTTTAAAAGTCGCGGTGTTGCCGTTCCGTTTGGCGATGACGTACTTTCCGGGAACGGCATCTTCGTAAGGCCGAACGAAGAGGAGCATGCCGGGTGGGAAGGACGGCGAAACGCCCTGCGGCGCGGTCATCGAAAGTCCGTCAACCCGTAACACGTATCCGTATTGGCCTAAGTCTATGTGGCACTGGTACTTTTTCGTGTCTTCCGCTGCTACAAAATTGTCTGCAATTTCTGTCCACATCCCCGCTTGCACCCATGAAATCTCAGGGTACCAACGCGGCCGGAGGTCTGGGCCGGCCGCGAAGTTGTCACCCGTATGAAATTCATTGTAAGCGTCTGTGGGAATATTTGTATCGCTTTTGACGGGCAATTTTTGGGAGCCCGTAAGCAATTCATCCGTTGAGCATTTAAATATCGTGGCCAGGGCTTTCGCGCGGCTGTGCGGCGCACCACCACGACTCTTCCAATTCGTTGTGACGTTGGTGCCGACGCCTAACTGGTCGGCGAGCCACGCAGGCTTCTTGCCAAGACGATCAAGCTTCTCGGCAATGAGCTCCCACGGGATTTTTGCAGTTTCCATGATGAAAGGTTACCTGTTCACTCACGCTTTGTGGCTCACAAAGCGGACTCACATTTCATTTGCTGTGAACTCACATGGCGTGTATATTTGCCGCCATGAAGACCAAAACACCACATCCAGGAGCGCCGGCCCTACGGGCGGCCATCAAGAAAGCGGGCGGTCTGAAGCAGTTGGCGACGCTTATCGGCGGCAAGACGCAATCGCAGACAGTCGCTAATTGGATCAGCCGCGGAACGCCCATGGAGCGCTGCGCGTTGATACAGCGCCTGACGGGCGTTCGCTGCGAAGACCTACGTCCGGATCTTGACTGGACGGCGTTGCGTGACGCATTCCGCGATGACGATGCCGATGTCATCGCATCAAGCGACGACGTTCAACCTCCGGACGGTGGGGTCCCGCCCGAAACGGGCGACACCAGTCGATGAAGAAAGCGGCTGAATAGTTCGTTGCTGCGCCGCTGCTGCGCCGAGAGTGCAATCGCATCCTTCACTCGGCGCCCCGCGAGTCGCTGCCCGGCCACCTTGTTTCGCATGGCTGCCACCGCGCGCGGTGCGTGGTGGCCCGGCATTTTCGCATGGCGGTCGTTACTCATTGCTTTGCTGTTCATGTTTGCCTCGATGACATTCGGTAACGCAATCGTAGGTCGCCCTGGGGCGCGTTAACAGCATGAAAACCAGTTATCCACAAGGGGATAGGATGACCTGCAGATATAGCGAAATCGCTTGGATCGACGTGCTCTATACGTCGGTGTTGAAAACGCCCGGCAAGGTTGAGGACGCAGCGCGTTTTCTCACCGAGCGCCGCGGCATCCGGATCACTGGCGAGTCGCTTCGCCTGAAACTGCGCGAGGTCGAAGGTGCGCGGATCTCTGGCGAAATGTTTGAGCTTCTCGTCGAATGGATGCGCGAGAAGAATCAGCCGCACGCACTCGACGCCGTGCACGCCTTCAACGCGCGATTTAATCTCGTCGCAGCAGAGCCGATGCCGAGCCAAGGCAGCGATGGCATCACGGCGCTCGTCAATTCCGCGCTTGTCGTGAGCAACCGCGTCGGCCAATTCGCCGATGAGATTCGCAAGGCTGCTGAAGACGGCATCATCGAGCCGCGTGAGGTTGAGGCGATCGAGCGCGTGGCCCGCGAAGGGCAGCGCCAGATTGAGCACGCCGTGCAGACCGCGCGCGCGCTCGTCTCGACGAACGACTAACGCCTGAAATACCCGGGGGTTTAATGGGCGCCAGCTACGAGGCTGAAGCGCAAGGGGTGATTGCGTCTGTCGAATCCGAGCAGGCAGTGCTAGGCGCACTGATGCTCGACAACAGCGCATACGACCTGATCAGCGCGACGGTTACTGCCGACGATTTCACTGTCGGCGAACACAGGGCGATCTTCGCCGCTATCACTCACCTCATTCTTGCCCAGCGGCCGGCCGACGTTGTCACGGTGTACGAACGCCTGACGTCGACGGGCGCGAAGGTCGAGCAGCCGCTTCGCTATCTCAACGATCTGGTTGGCTCGACGCCGAGCGCGGCAAATATTGCGCGCTACGCGGAAATCGTCCGCACGCGCGCACAGCTGCGCGGCGCGGTGCGCGTTGGCCGCCAACTGATCGAAAACTGCCATAACACGACGGGCCGACCAGCGTCAGAGATTCTTGACCAGGCGCAGGCCGGGATTCTTCGTCTCACGGAAACTGCGGCGCGCGGCGCTGACGAGTTTCATCCGATGGTCGAGGCGCTTACGCGCGTCGTCGAGCGCATCGACGACCTTTATCACAAGCCTGGCACGGGCGGCATCACTGGCACGTCGACCGGCTTCGTGGATCTGGACGCGCGCCTCGACGGAATGCACGGCGGCGAGTTGATCATCGTCGGCGGTCGACCGTCGATGGGCAAGACGTCGTTTGCGATGAATATCGCCGAGCACGTTGCGATCCAGCTCGGCCTTCCGGTGGCCGTGCTTTCTCTCGAAATGCCGACTGAGCAGCTGACGATGCGGATGCTCGCATCAGTCTCGCGAATCAACCAGCAGCGCTTGCGCACGGCGCGCCTCGAGGACGACGACTGGCCGAGGCTGACGCACGGCGTGCAAACCATGTCCGAAGCGCAGCTCGACGTGCTCGACAGCTCGGCGATCACGCCGTCAGCGTTTAAGGCGCGCCTGCGCCGCTTGCATCGCGAACGCGGCCGGCTCGGGTTGATCGTCATCGATTACCTACAGCTGATGTCCGGCGACAGCACGGGCTCGGAAATGCGCGCAAGCGAGGTTGCGGAAATCTCGCGCGCGCTGAAGCAGATCGCCAAGGAACTCGATGTGCCCGTCATTGCGTTGTCGCAGCTCAACCGTGGCCTCGAGCAACGCCCGAACAAACGGCCAGTCATGTCCGACCTGCGCGAATCGGGCGCGATCGAGCAGGACGCCGACGTGATCCTCTTCATCTATCGCGATGAGGTCTACAACCCGGACAGCGCCGATCGTGGCACTGCCGAAATCATCATCGCCAAGCAGCGCAACGGCCCGATCGGCACTGTGCGCCTGGCGTTCCAGAACGCTATCACCCGGTTCGAAAACTTCGCCGATCCGGATTCAGGTTACTGACGCATGAGAACCATTTCACCGTTTTTTACGTGGCGGCGCGCGATGGCGCGCAGCGAGCTGCCCTCCACCACAAAACTGGTGCTGTTTGTGATTGCCGAATACGCAAACGGCGTCGACGAAATCGTCTGGCCTTCGGTCGAGCGCATTGCAGAGCTGGCGAGCCTGAGCGAGCGCAGTGTCGGCACGCACATCACGCTTGCTGAGCAATCGGGCTGGCTTACGCGCTGGAAGTCGCGCAAGCATGGTCGAAAGTGGGCCCATGGGCATTACCGGCTGTCGGTACCGGAGAGCGCCGCGCGCACGCAGATCAACATGGCCGAATTCGATCTTGCTGCCGATGTGGATAACTCGGAATTTGAAGGCAGCGTTGCTCAAGAATTAGGCAATTTGGAAGGAGATTCCGGTAACCCCCCGTTAAACCGGAAAGAGGAACCAGTTTCCGGTAACGCCCAAAAAATAGGCAGCTTACCGGAAGGAGGTTCCGATGATGCTCAAAAAATGAGCAGAGAAAGCGAAAGTTACCGGAACGACGTTCCTACTAGTAAACCAGTTAACAGAAGTACGTATACAACCTCTCTCTCTAATACCTCTGTGGTTAGTACTACGCCCGGCGATCAGAGAGAAAAACCCGTCGACGATGAAAATTCGCTTGCGCTGTGGATGCTCGAGCGCATTCGGCAGCGTATGCCGGACTTGCCGCAACCGGATCTTGGCGAGTGGGCGACTGATCTGCACGCGATGATCACCGACGACGGACACACAGCGCAGGAGATTGCGCGCCTGTTCGCATGGGCTGATGCAGACCGGTTCTGGTCGGCAATCGTCATCGCGCCAGCGCGGCTGCGAAAAAACTGGGACGAAATTCGGCGGCGGCGCAATGCCGCGATCGAGGCAAAGCGCGCGGCTGGTGCGACGAAAGCGCAAAGCGCGGCTGTCGCTGACGACCGCCAGTGCGCGCACGAAGAAAACGGCTGCCGTTGCACGCGCGCTGCCACAACCATCATCGGCGCCGGACTGTCGCGGCGCGGCTACTGCCGACAGCACATCGGCCTTTACGAAGATTGACCGGGGGAATTCTGGATATGAAACTCGAAGATCGTTTGATCAACTGGGCGCGTTGCCAGCGTGTATCGCCGAGCGACGCAGGTGGAATGGGCCTGACCGCGAACATCTACTTTCGCGATACGAGCGTGCCCGGCAGGACGATCGACGCGTCGCTCGACGTCGAGGATGCGCACCGGATCGAGGTCGCGATGCGCAGGATCATGCCGATGGATCGGCAATTGCTGCAGATGCATTTCGTGTGGCGCAAGCCGCCGTTTGTCATTTGCCGCCGGCTCGGGTTGCGTGTGCGTCCCATGACCGTGTTCGATCTCGCGCTCGCGCACGCGGTGCGTGCCATCGAAAACCAGCTCACCACACCAAAGCGCGAGTTCGTGTCGATGCAGGCGATCATCGACCGCATTGAAAAAAAGGAGCTTGCGGAAACGAAATAGCTCGAATACACTCCGCTTCACAACTTGATTCCGGTTTCTACCGAGTGTGTGCGGCCCTGCCGGGTATCAGCACGCCAAGCAAAAACCGAACACCTAAAGCCTCGATGCGAAAGCCTCGGGGCTTTTTGCATTGGGCGCTCAAAACCATGATCCTGAAAGCCATCGCACTGAAGATCGCCTCGTGGTTCACCAGCGAGGCAAAGGCCGTCGAAGCTGATGCTGTCGCCGAAGCGAAATCGCTTGGCGCTGATCTGTCGGCCCGTATCAGCCAGATCGAATCGCAGGTGCATATGAATGCGTCGGCGATCGCCGCAGAAACGGCTGCGCGGTTGAGTGCCGGTTCGCCGCTCGCCGGTGAAATCGTCTCCGGAGCGGCATCCGACTCTCGCCTGATGACGCAGACCGGCAGTGGCGGACGCACGTACCTCGCGGGTTTCAACGTCGGTGTGAATTCAGCACTTGCTGCGCCGATTGCAATTGTTTCCACCCCTTCGAACGGAGTCAGTATGGACAACATCAACACCGCCATTCAAATCGCTGTCGCGCTGAAGACGATCGACGCTTCGCTGACCGCCGACCAGGTGCGAGCGGCGACGACCGCGGCACTCGCGGCGCTCTATCCCGCGCCTGCGCCTACCGCCTGATAGTCGGCCATGCCGAAGAGCGCGCCGACGCCATGTCGGCACCACGGTTGCGCGCAGCTGCTCGATGTGCCCGGCTATTGCGAGGAGCATGCGCGCGACTCGATCGGATGGCAGTCCGATCAGCAGCGTGGCACGCGCCATCAACGTGGCTACGGTTCGCGATGGGACAAGCTTCGCAAGCGCATCCTCGCGCGTGATCTCGGGCTGTGTCAGACGTGCAAGCGCGCAGGTCGACTGCGGCCGGCCAGCATGGTCGATCACATTCTCAACAAGGCGCGCGGCGGTACTGACGACGAGAAGAATCTCGAGGCGATCTGCCGCGATTGCCACAAGCGAAAGACCGGTCGCGAATCGCACGGCCTCGACGGCGCGAAGTAGGGTTCGCGCAGCAGCCGCGCGAGCGCCGACCCCCGGGGGGTGCCGAAAGGCTGGGCCGGTCCGGACGGGACCGCCAGTTCAGGGCCAGTTTTTCGCGGAGCACTTTTCAAAGAGGGGGGGGTACAAATTCCCGCCTTGCAGAGAGGCTGGAAAGGGCAAACACACCTTTTCGGCCTCCTTCTCCATCGGGAGCGCCACATGGGGCTGAATGAAACGAATACGCAGGACGGCGCGGGCAACGCTGCCCGAGGCGCTGTCGATCGTGCTGGAAAGCGGATCGAATCGCCGCCGCCGCCGCCGGGCGTGCACTTCGAGTCGTCGCATCGCAAGGTCTGGGACTACCTCTGTCTCGCGTTGCGCGAGGAAGGCGTGCCGCACAAGACTGCGGGCGTCGTGCTCGCGATTGTGTGCGTCGACTTCGTGCGCTGGGTGAAGGCTGAGCTGCAGCTGCGCGACTTCGAAAAAATCAACAACGGCTCGTTCATGACGACGACGCCGAACGGGCACGTGCAGCCGCACCAGCTGTACTACGCGGCCAAGAGCTTGAAGGACGGGTTGCTCAAATGTCTGCCGGAAGCCTGCCTGACGCTGCCGTCGATGTTGATAGCGAAATCGAAGATGGAGCCGGACGATCCGCAGGACGATTTGTTCGATCAGATGCTGGAGCACGCTCAGTCACACCCGAGCGCTTTGCCAGCCTGACGCCCGCAGCGCTCGAGCCGTGGGATGAGCAGTACGGCCTGCCGGTTTTGCGCGGTGACGTCGTGGTCGGCGAGTTCGTGTTTCTCGCGGTGCTGCGGCATTACGAGGATCTTGAGAGCGGCGCGGCGCGCGGAATCATCTTCAGTGCAGCGCACGCGTGGCACTGCATCAACTGGATCGAAACGCAGTTCCATCACATCAAGGGCAAGGATGCACGCACGCCTCTGGTGCTCGATCCGTGGCAGCGCTTCTTTACGGCAGTGCTGTTCGGCTGGCGTCGCGCCGCAACGATGTTGCGCCGCTTTCGCACCGGCTACGAAGAGGTCGCGCGCAAGAACGGCAAGTCGACGTGGAAGGCCGGAATCGCGGACTACCTGTTTTTGATGGATCGCGAGATCGGCGCGGAGGTCTACACCATCGCGACGACACGCGAGCAGGCGATGAGCGTGTTCAAGCCGGCGCTCGAGAACTACAAGCGCCGCGCGAAACGATCGCCGCGATTCGCGCGCAGCGTAAAGATCTACGACGGTACGAACCAGGAGCGTGTCACGGCGAATGGCGGCGTGTTCAAACCGCTGCCGGCGAACGCCGAATCGCTGGACGGTCTGAACCCGTCAGCGATTGTCGTCGACGAGCTGCACGCGCATCGCACGCGCGAGGTGTGGGACGTGATGGAGTCGGCGCTGGGTGCGCGCCTGCAGCCGCTGATCTCTGCGATCACGACAGCGGGCTACATCCTCGACGGCATCTGTACCGAGATTCGCGGCTATCTCGTATCGATCCTTCGCGGCGACGTGCAGGACGATACGTTCTTTGGCTATATCTTCACGCTCGACGACGGTGACGATCCGTTCGATCCGGCAGTGTGGCCGAAGGCGAATCCGAGCCTCGGCAGCGCGAAGACGCACGAGTACATGGTCGCACAGGCGACCAAGGCCAAAGAGCTGCCCAGTTCGAAGGCGAACTACCTGACCAAAGACCTGAACGTGTGGGTCAACGGCGCGATGAGCTGGTTCGACATTCGCGTCTGGGATGAGGGCGGCACGAAATTCATTGCGCGTGAGCTGGCTGGCCGGCGCTGCTTCGGCGGCCTCGACCTGTCGAGCACGCGCGACCTGACATCGTTCGTGCTGGTGTTTCCCCCGGACGATGAGGATGGCGAGTGGCACGTTCTCGCGTGGGTGTTTTGCCCGCAGTCGAAGGTTGCCGAGCAGTCGAAAAGCGATGCTGCTCCGTACGCAAAGTGGAAAGAGCAGGGTTGGCTGATCGTCACCGAGGGTGACGTGCTCGATTACAAGGTTGTGCGCTCAACGGTGCTGCAGGCCTGCCGCGTCTTTGACGTGGAGGAGATCGCGTTCGACGTGTGGAATGCGACGCATCTGGCAAACGAGCTGCTCGAGGAGGACGTGCCGATGGTGCAGTTGCCGCAGAACTTTGGCGGCCTGTCGCCGGGCTCGAAGCTGCTTGAGCGGCTGGTGTATGGGCGGCGGCTGCGACACAACGCAAATCCTGTCCTGCGGTGGTGCGCGAGCAACGTGTCGCTGCTGCTCGACACGAACGAAAACATACGGCCGAACAAGAAAACGTCTGAAGGTCGGATCGATCCGATCGTCGCGACGTGCATGGCGATGACCCGTGCGCTTGTTCATCAGCCGGAACCGGCTCCGGAAATCATCGCGATATGAGCACACCAAACAATGCGGGATCGTCGATCCTGACCGAATGGCGCGCCCGGCGCGAAGCGGAGCGCGCTGCCGCGCAGGGCACCCATACGATCCCGATTTCGGAGATGGAACCGGGATCGGAAGGGTATAGCTGGTTGACCGGTTCTTCGCCCGGACGTCGCGCAGTCAGCGAGCGCAATGCGTTGGCGGTCGGTGCGGTATATGCGAGCGTGGCGCTGATCGGTGGTGCGCTTGGCCAGCTGATGCTCCAGACGTACACCGTCAAGGACACGCTGAAGACGCCGGTGCAAGGCGATCTTTGGTACATGCTGAACGAGGAGATGCATCCACGCTGGAGCGCTGCTCTCGGTTGGGATTTCAGCGCGCAGTCGCTGCTGCTGCACGGCAACCTGTATATCCGGATTCACCGGCCGACACCGTTCTCGGTGAACGTCGAGTCGCTGGAGCCGATTCATCCGCTCCGGTGCACGCCGTTGCTACACGAAGACCGTCTGATTTATACGATCGTCAACCTCGACGGTACGGTTGAAACGATCGACCAGGACGACATGCTGCATGTGCCTGGTCCCGGTTTCGATGGCTTGAGGGGAATGTCGCAGATCCGGCATGTGCTGCGGCAGCCGATCAGCACGGCGCTTGCCGCGAACGACGTCGGCGAGAACATGCTCACCGATGGCCTGCGCCCGGACATCGTGCTGCAGACCGACGCAAAGGTCGACCGTGACCAGGTGAAGCTGCTGCGTGATCAGTGGATGGAGCGCTACAGCGGACTGTCGAATTCGAATGCGCCGGTTGTGATTGGCGGCGGCTTGAAGGTCGAAAAGATCAGCATGACCGCGGCTGATGCGCAGCTGCTCGACCGCGAGAAGCTGACGGTCGAGGATGTGGCGCGGATCTTCGGTGTGCCGCCGTACATGATCGGCCAGATGGAGAAGCAGACCAGTTTCGGCAAGGGGCTCGAGGAGCTGGGCACTAGCTTTGTGCGCTACACGCTCGGGCGGCACATGACGAAGATCCAGCAGGAAGCGTCGCGCAAACTGGCGACGCGTGGAAAGACGTCAATTGCCTACGATCCGTCAGCACTACTGAAGGGTGATATGACCTCGCGCTATGCGGCATATCGCGCAGCGCTTGGCCGCGCGGGCGAGCCCGGCTGGATGCGGCAGAACGAAGTGCGTCAGCTGGAAAACCTGCCTCCGGCACCGGATGGCGACAAACTATTCAATGGAACGGTCGATGCCCAATCGAATCCTGCAACTGATTAACGACAACCGGCAATCGCCGCGGCGCTTCGAGGTTGTTGCGAGCGCAAGCGGGGACGAGGCCACGATGTATCTGTACGACGTCATCGTTTCCGATGACTGGTACGGCGGCGTCTCGCCGCAGACGTTCGTGCAGCAGCTCGCCCAGATCAGCGCGTCGACGATCCACCTGCGCATTAACTCGCCCGGCGGTGACGTGTTTTCGGCGCGCGCGATGGAGCAGGCGATCCGCGAGCATGCATCGACCGTCGTCGCGCATGTCGACGGCGTCGCGGCCAGCGCTGCGAGTTTCCTCGCCATCGCGTGCGACAAGGTCGTAATCGCCGAAGGCGGTTTCTTCATGATCCACAACGCGTCGGCGCTGGCCTACGGCAATGGCGGCGATCTGCGGGCGACCGCTGATCTGCTCGACAAGGTCGACGCAACCCTGGTGACCTCCTATGCGAACAAGACTGGGCAGACGGCTGAAGACATTGCGGCGTGGATGGATGCGGAAACATGGTTCACCGCTTCCGAAGCCGTCGAGAAGGGCTTTGCTGACGAAGTGGCATCGGGCTCCGGCCCGTCGAATGCTGCCGGTTGGAATCTCTCGGCCTATTCGAATGCACCGAAGGTTCCCGATGCGCCGAACGCTCCGCGCAGCGATCCTGCCGCGCAGCAGCTCGCGCCAGTTGCGCCGCCGCCGGCCGAACCGCCGAAAGTCGACATTGCGGCAATGCGCCGCCGTCTTGAACTGAGCACGACCCTCTGACGCTTCCCGCGTCGTAACGGAGCCGCCTTTGGGCGGCTCTTCTCATTTCTGAAAGGAAACGTATGGCCGCCACCAATATCAAGGCACTGCGGGAGCGTCGTGACGCCACCGCAAAAAACCTCAACGCGCTGCTCGAAAACAACGGCGGCGACAAGTGGGGAACCGAGCAGCAAAAGATCTACGACGACGGCATGGCCGAAATCGAGCGCATCACCGCGGAGATCCAGCGTCATGAGGCGCTGATCCAGCAGGTTGCTGCGAACGCACTGAACGGCGACACGACCGAATACGCTTCGGGCCACGTGCGCAACGGTGGCCAGAGCGACGAGTCGCGCGCGCTGCGCGCCTATCTGTCGGGCGGCATCGCAGCGCTGGCCCCCGAAGACATCCAGCGCATGCGTGGCCGCATGACCCCGGATGTCGCGAACGCGATGCGCTTTTCGCCCCATGCGGCGATGTCGACGACGACGGGCTCCGAAGGCGGCTACACGGTCGCGACGGAGTACTACTCGCAGCTCACGCAGGCGATGAAAGCGTTCGGCGGCATCCTGGGCGTCGCGACGGAGTTCACGAGCGGCACCGGCGCGGATATGAACTTCCCGGCCGCAGACGCGACGGCGGAAATCGGCGAAATCGTTGGCCAGAATGCGGCCGTCGGCGCTGGCGATACGACGTTCCAGAACCTGTCGATGGCTGTCTACAAGTATTCGTCGAAAAAGATCGCCGTGCCGTTCGAACTGCTGCAGGACAGCATGTTCGATATCGAAGGCTACATCAATGGTCTGCTCGCGCTACGCATCGGTCGCATCAGCGCGCTGCATTTCACGAAGGGCACGGGCAACGGTCAGCCGATGGGCCTCGTAACGGCTGCCCAGGTCGGCAAGGCCGGCGCTGCGGGTTCGGCGACGACCGTGGGCTACGACGATCTGGTCGATCTGGAGCACAGCGTTGATCCGGCCTATCGGAGCGGCGCACGCGTCGGCTTCATGATGCACGACGATTCGCTGAAGGTCGTTCGCAAGATCAAGGATGCCCAGGGCCGCCCGATCTTCGTGCCGGGCTACGAGCAGGGCAATCCTGGCGGCGCGCCGGATCGTCTGCTCAACCGTCCGATCACGATCTCGCAGGAAATGGACCCGATGGCAGCGAACGCGAAGTCGATTGCGTTCGGTGACCTGTCGAAGTATCTGATCCGTCGCGTGATGGATCTGACGCTGTTCCGCATGGCCGACTCGAACTTCATCACGTTAGGCCAGATCGGCTTCATCGCCTTCAACCGCCAGGGCGGCAACCTGATCGACATCGGCGGCGCCGTCAAGACGTACCAGAACGGCGCTGCAGCCTAACTACGGCTGCAGTACCTGGGCGGCTTCGGTCGCCCGCGTTTAAACCCTACAGCATGGAGGTTTCGATGGACCCGAACGGACTGGGCGGCGATGCGCCGCAGGATGGACAGCAGGGCGATGCGACTGGGCAGGACGGGGCGCAGAAGCAGCCCGATGCGTCGCAGGGCGGCACGCCGCCCGACGATACGAACACGGGTGATCCGAAAAGCGATCCGACGGCGGCTGTAGCGCCGACGTCGGCCACGACGGCGCCCACGCCGCCGGCAAGACGCCAGTCCGTGCAGGCGCGTGTGCTGCTGAAATGCGAGCACGGCAAGCCGAACGACGTTGTCGAGCTGACTGGCACGGCAGCGCGCGCGGCAGAACGCGCCGGGCAGGTCTGCACGCATCCGGATTCGGTTGCGTACGCGCTGAAACTCAAGCGCTAGGGAGGCGGGATGGCAGCGAAGGTGACGGTGGGGCCCAGCGAAGAGGCGATCTCGCTCGAAGAGGCGCAGTTCCACGTTAAGGCGGATGCCGATCCCGACAACGACACGATTCTGAAACGGGCAATCGTGACGGCGCGGCAACGCGCCGAGCACGAGCTCGGCAGGCCGCTTCTGCCCCAGACGTGCGAAAAGCGCTTCGAAAGCTTTGAGCGCCGCATGTATCTGTGGGAGGACGTGACGAAAATCGTGTCGATCGAATACGTCGACGACGCTGGTGCTGATGCATCGCTTGGGCCGATGGATTTCTATCTGTCCGGCGCGTCGACTGCGCGCATTCTCGCTTCGTTGCCAGCGGCGCGCGAGGTGACGATCACGTTTGAATGCGGCGCGTTCGAATCCGACACCGTGCCCGAGTCGGTCATCGAGTGGATGCTTCTGCAGGTCGGCGCGATCAGCGAAAACCGCTCGAGCGTCGACAGTGTGCAGACGTACGAGTTGCCCGGCCGCTTCACGGATGGGCTGCTCGACCGTTATCGCTTCCTTTCGGTGTAGCCATGCGAATCGGAAAACTGAACCGCCGCGTGTCGCTGCAGCAGCGCGGCACGCAGCGAGACGCAGCGGGCCAGCCCGTGGCGTCCTGGAGCGAGATCGCGCGACCGTGGGCGGATATTCGCTACCTCAACGGCAAGGAATATGCGACCTCCGGAACGATTGTCAGCGGCGCGACCGCGAGCGTGCGGATTCGTTATCGAACTGACGTGACAGCCAGCATGCGTGTCGTATGCGGCGCGACGATTTTCAACATCCTCGCGGTGCTGCCCGACGAGGAAGGGCGTGACCACCTCGATCTCGCCTGCAACACAGGGGTCAATGATGGCTGATCAAATTGCAACACCGTGGTCGCCTGCGGGCCGTGCACTCGTCGAACTGCTGACGCAGTGGTTTCCGGATGTTCGGGGCGCGTATAGCGTGGACATTCATCTGTGCGTCGACGAGCCGATCCGGCTGACGGTGCAGCGCCACGCGACGGAAGCGCCCGACTGCGATCCCACGCGGGAGCAGATTACCGATGTAGCACAGCGGTTTGTGCTTTGTGAGGTGGAGAGCGACGCCGATGCCAGCGAAAACGACCGGCTTCGCTGAATTTGCGGCGATGCTGCGCCAGCTGCCCGCGGAGATCGGCGAAGCGCCGTTGCGGTCTGCGGCCGTGGCCGGTGGAACTATCTTTCGTGACGAGGCAGCGGCCCGTGCGCCGGACGGCGAAACGGGCAACCTGAAGCGCGCGCTGTACCTCAAGTTCATCGAGGAGCGCTCGAGCGCGACGCGAAAGGTCTATTACGTCAGCATCCGGCGCGGCACGAAGGACAAGGGCAGCAAACGCGGCGCGAATGACGTGGCGTACTACGGCCACATGGTCGAGTTCGGGCACTGGTATGTGCCGCCCAAGCCGAAGGGCGTGCGCTGGAAAGAGCATCGCGCGCAACACATCGGCAAAAAGTGGGTGCCGGCGAATCCGTTCCTGCGCCCGGCCTTCGAGGCGCGCCGCAGGGATGTCATCGACGCGATGCGCGAACGCCTGAAGCAAAGGCTGCTGGAGATTTTCAAGGGGTGACAGCGTGCTCGAAATTGCATTGTGCGCAGCGCTCGACGCGCTTGCAGATGGCCGTGTCTTTCCCGACACGGCGCCCGAGGGCGTGCAGCGTCCGTTTATCACGTTCCAGGCCGTAGGCGGTCAGTCGAATGTGGTGATGGCCGGTCCGGGCGAGGCGCGAAACGCGCGTGTGCAGATCAACGTGTGGGCGAATACCCGCCTCGGCGCTGGCGCGCTGATGGAGCGTGTGCGGGCAACCGTCTGCGACCGCACGAAGGCCGGTTCGCTCAACGGCACGCCGATTGGTGAGCCTGACTGGCTGCACGAGGACGATACCGACTGGTACGGCTCGCGCATGGATTTTTCGCTCTGGTACTCGCTGCAGCCGAACGCATGACGCTGTAGTGATGGGCTGGTTGTCTTATGTGCCTGCAATTCGCAGGCTTTCTATTAGGAGTGCATATGGCTGACGTAGTTGACGCAACCATCGCGCAGTACACGCCCACGCAGGGCATGCAGCTCCAGGTGTCGACGACGTCGTCGACGAACCTGGCGGACGAAACGCTAGCGTTCGCGGATCTCGCGGTTACGGTCAAGCAGCCGCAATACCAGGGTGCTGCGTCGTCGAAGATCGACGTGACGACGGTCGGTTCCAAGGCGAAGGAATACGCCCTTGGTCTGAGCGACCCGGGCACGTTCGCGATGTCGGGAAACTGGAAGACGAGCGATGCGGCGCAACAGGCTCTGATTACCGCGCACGCGGACAAGAAGCCGCGCATCTTCAAGACGACGTTTCCCGACAACTCGTCTTTCGTTTTTGCGGGCCTCGTCGATCAGTACACGTGGTCGGCTGACGTCGACAACGTCGTCACGGGCACCTTCAACGTGCAGGTCACGGGCTCGGTACTGATCAACCAGCCGCCTGCCCAGGGAGGTAACTAAGCATGAGCGCAACTGAACTGCGCGCCGCGCTGCTCGCGGCTAACGGTGGTTTTCGTCAGGAGCCGATCGCGCTGGGCGCGCTCGCGGCGGTCGTTCGCGAGCCGTCGGCTGACGACTGGCAGTTTGCGGGCGTCAAGGCGCGCGAATGGCTTGGCCTCGCTCCGGAAGCCGACCAGGCCGCCGTAATCGAGGCGGCGAAGGGTGACGCTGGCCGCGGCCTCGACGCAGCGTTTGTCGTGCGCGTGCTTTTCGACAAGAGCGGCGCACCGGTGTTTTCCGACGTCGATGCGGATGCGCTGCGCGCACAGTGGGGGCCGGAATACGCGCGAGTCGTATCGCGTGCCTTGCAACTGGCAAATCTCGATTCGCGCACGCCGCTGGCTGACGCAAAAAACGGCTTGCCCGAGACCCAGGCCGCCAGTTCCTGATCGCGCTGGCACTGCGTTTCGGGCGCACGCCTGACGAGCTCGCGCGCACGCTGACGGCGCGTGAGTTCGTCGAGCTGCAGGCGTTCGATCAGGCGTCGCCGGTCGCTGACTGGCGATCCGACTTCAACGCTGCGTCGATCGTCACGGCGATCTATCGGGCCGCCGGTGCGCGCGCGGTCAAGATCGCCGATTGCATGCCGCCGTGGAAGTTTGGGAACGAGCCCGATAAGGAAGTCGCGCAGAAGACCTCCGCCTTGGGCGCCTTCAAGTCGTTTCTGTTGTCGAAGGTAGGAAAAAATGAGCGATGAGGTCGGCAAGGCAGTACTAAGTGTCGAAGCTGACGTCGACAAGCTTGACGTCAGCCTGCGGCAGGGCGCGGCGTCCGTCGAGCAGTTCGAGCGTACGGCGAAGCAATCTGCCGGCGCTGCTGCTGATTCGATCTCGGCGATCGGCGATTCCGCTGGCGAAGCTGCGACGAAGGTGAGCGTCGGCGGCCAGCGGATTCTGGCGTCGCTGGAGCGGGAGGTCATTCAGACGACGCAGGGCAAGATAGCTTGGCTCGAGTATCGCGCCGCGAGGGCCGGCGTAGGCGACGAAGCCGCGCCGTTGATCGCGCAGTTGCGAGCGGCCGAAGCAGCTGCGGCAGCGCAGGCGGCTGCTTTTGGATCGGCGAGTGTGGCGTCGGCGCAGTTCGCCGAATCGGAAGAGCAGGCCTCGGAGCGCATTCGCGCAATGGTCACGCGCTCGCGCGAGCAGGTCGAGGCGATGAACGCTGTCGCGGACTCGGCCCAGCGGGCGGCGGCCAGCGTTGGCAGTGTAGGCGTTGGCACTGGCACCGCTGGCAAGTCGCGGCTTGCATCTGAGTTCGTGCCCGGGCCTGCGGCGACACAGACGGTGAGCAAGATGGCCGCGGCCGACGTGGCAGCGTTGCTCACGCAGATCGATCCCGCAGCGAAGAGGCTGGACGCGCTGGACGAGGCCGAAGAGAGACTGCGGTCGGCCTTCAAGTCCGGCGCAGTGGATGCCCAGACCTACAACGGCGCGCTCTCTAAGATCGGGTCGCAGCGCGAGGCTATCGCCAAGGTAAGCGAGGCTGGGCAAAAGGGCTCGTCGGTAATGTCGAGCCTCGCACGCAACAGTCACGGCGCGAGCGCCGAGCTGATGGTGCTCGGCCGTGAGGCCGCGAGCGGCAACTTTCACCGCATGGGCAGTTCGCTGAGCATCCTCGCGCAGCAGGCCGGGCTGGTGCAGCTTGCGTTCACGCCGATGGGCGCGGCGGTGCTCGGTGTGACGGGTGCGCTCGCGCTCGGCGCGGCCGGCTTCGTGAGCTACGAAAGCAAGGTCACATCCGCGAACCAGGCGATCATCGCCTCGGGCAACTATGCGGGCGTGACGGCGGGATCGCTGCTGCAGATGGCAGACAGGATCGGCATCGCGACCGGGCGAGCTGGTGACGCCGCCACGATCCTCACGCGCTTGGCCGGCACGGGCAAGATTTCGTCGAATGCGCTGTCCAATGTCGGCGAAGCCGCGCTGGACATGGCGCAGGTGACCGGCGAAAACGCCGACAAGATGGCGGATTACTTCGCCAAAATCGGCGACGGTGCGGGCAAGTTCGCTGGTGAAGTGCTCGACAAATATGGGCTGATCAGCGCGGCCACGTATGAGCGCGTTGCTGAGCTCGAGCAGCAGGGCGCGGCAGAGCAGGCGCAGGACGTTCTGGCTGAAGCGCTGAAGAACGCGTCGCAGCATCGCCTGGCTGAGTTGCAGAGCAGTCTCGGTAAGGTGCAAACCGCATGGGAGGACGCGCGGCACGCGGCAAGCACGGCGTGGCAATCCTTTTCGCAGGGCGTGGCTGGCGCGGCTGGTGCGTTGACGCCCGAGCAGGAGCTCGACGAGCGGCAGAAGTGGAAGGCTGGGCAGCTCGACTCGACTAACCTCGGGATCAGTTTCCACGACGCGATATCGGGCGACGGCAACGATGATCGAATCGCGCAACTGCAGCAGATCATCGAGAAAAACAAAGAGATCGCTCAGCAGCGCAGCCTCGACACTGAGGATGCGCGAGCGGGGAAAACGGCGTACACCGAGCTCGCGGCGGCAGCGAAGGCGGCGGAAACGCCCGCCGAGAAACTGCACGATGCGCAGCAAAAAATCATCAAGGATTGGGATGCGCTGTCCCGCACCAACCCGGACAGCAACTTTCTGAAGACGCACACGCTGCAGGGGTTGCTGGATGCGACAGCGGCGGCGCACGCGAAGAAAGGCCCGGATGAGGGGCAAAACGTCATCAACGGGCAGTTGCGTTCCTATGACGATGACTATCGTGCGCGTGAGGACGCGCTCAAGACGTCGCTGACGCACGTTGAAAGTTTGCGTTCGCAAGGCCTGATTTCGCTGGAGTCGAGCCTTCAGCAGGCGCACGACCTCAGGCAGGCGGCGCTGGATGACGAGCTGGCGATTACGCAGAAGGCCGAAGAGGTAGCTGCGGGCAAAAAGCAGCTCTCGGCGCTGCAGAAGTATCAGGATCAGGAGAAAAAGATCCGGCAGGCGATGGTCGATAACGACCAGAAAACTGCCGACGATATCGCGACCGCTTACACCAAGCAGCAAGCCGCGGTCGAAGCCTATACGCAGGCGCTGCGCGTTCAGCTGGCCGCGCAGCAGAACGCTGTGGATATCGAGGTCAACGCGGTCTCGCAAGGCAGCGATCAGTCGTCGCTTGCGAAGCAGATCAACCAGATCCAGCAGCAGTACGCGGAGAAGTCGCGGCAGCTCGCGCAGCAACTGGGCAAGCCGAACGGCATCAGCCAGGAGCAGTACGACGAGCAGCTCGCGCAGTTGCAGAAGTGGCAGTCGTCAGCGGTTGGAATCGTGACGAACGGCCACGAGGCGATGCTCGCTGCCGAGGGGAACTGGGCGAACGGTGCGAACCGTGCGCTCGAGGACTACGAGGCGAAGGCGGCCGACGTGGCGGGCCAGACTGCCGACGTCTTCACGAGTGCATTTTCCGGCATGGAGGACGCGCTCGTGCAGTTTACGTCGACGGGCAAGCTGAATTTTTCCAGCCTCGCAACGTCGATTCTCGCCGACATCGCGCGCATCGAGATCCGTGCGCTGGCATCGAACATCCTTGGCGGAAGCGGTCTCGGATCGTTGATCTCGGGCTTCATGGGGTCGTCCGGCACGTCTACATCGGCGCTCTCGGGCGTCACTTCGCTGTTCGGCGCGAGCTCGGCGGCAAGCTACACGTCGTCGGTCACGCCGTACGTATTTCACCTCGCCAGCGGCGGTCCGGTCTACGGGCCAGGGACGTCCACGTCGGACTCCATTCCCGCAATGCTGTCCGATGGCGAGGGGGTGCTCAGCGCGCGCGGTATGGCTGCGCTCGGAGGCGTGCAGGTGTTGAACCGCCTTAACGAAGGCCGCGCGCTTGGGGGCTGGCAGCACTTCGCGACGGGCGGCGCGGTCGGCAGCGCGCAATCGGTCGATGTCCCGCAGTCGGGGTCCGGGCCACAGTTCAACCTCTCTTTCGGCGGGAAGCAGGGCGACAGCGTGTCGGACGCCGACATCATCGAGTTGCAGAAGATGCTTGATGGCTGGTGGGAGCAGAAGTTCGCTAGGCGGATGAAGGGCCAGGGTGGTGCTGCTTGGCGGCAGAAATACGGGAGCGTGGGCTAATGGCTGATGTATTTGAGTGGGACCCCACTGTCGCGAACTTCTCTGGTACCGATACGGCGACCGTGCGTAAGGCGCAGTTCGGTGACGGCTACGCGCAGCGCGCGCCGGATGGGCTGAACAACGTTGCGGGGTCGTTCGATCTGCAGTTCATCGGCGACGCCGCGAAGATCACTGCGATTCGAGCGTTCCTCATCGCGCACGGCGGCGCAACGTCCTTCCTCTGGACGCCACCTCTCGAAGCTGCACCTCTGCTTTTCACCTGCGCGACATGGAGTCGCCCGTCGAAAGACGGCGACATCTACACCATGACCGCAACGTTCGAACAAACCTTCGCACCGTAACAACATATGACCGCACTTCAGAAAGTAAATCTCGGGACGGCTCCGGCTGGCACCGATGGGGATCCCGTGCGCGCGGCTTTCGCGAAGGTGAATTCCAATATCGACGTGCTCGGCGCGCAAGCTGCGCTGACCTCGGCCACCCAGATCACTGCCGCCCAAGGGCTCACTGTGAATCACATCGGCAAGCGCGTGCACATCAATCTTGCCAATGCGGGCACGATCAACCTGCCTGCGCTTAGCGCGGTGACGGATCAAGACGACGTCTTGCTTCTGCGTAATCTGGGCTCGACGGTAGTGACGCTCGCTGCAGCGGCTGGTACGAATGACTGGGTGGGGCTATCTAAGCTCAACCCCGGCGAATCCGCGCTGATGGATGCATTCGGTGGTGCGTGGAACGTGCTCATGCGCGGGCGTTCACGTCTCGACAACGAAATCGTCAACGGTACGCTGACCATCGGTGGCGGCATCGCGGGCAACTTGCCTGTCAGTGGGAAGCTGAATGCTGTCAATGGTACGAACCTCCTGCTCAACGGTTCCGGAGAATTCGGTCTGATTGGAGGTTGGCAGAGCGGATTTCTCGGCGCAGTAAGCAGCGGGACAGCAGAAGGGACCTACCTGTCGAATACTGCTGCCTTGACCGCGGCTTCGTATGCTGGATCGAATCCCATTCCGATGGCCGGCGGTGTAGTGCTCACTGTTTCCGGTGAGATATATGCTGGTGGAGTGGGCTCCGGCAGTGCGTGGTTTCGCATTGTGTTCCTCAACTCTTCTGGCGGCGTGATCACCGTTTCTCCGGGCGTTGCAGCTACACCAGGCGCTGGCTGGACGTTTGGCAGTTACACCGCCACAACTCCCACCGGGACTGCCAGTGTGTATGTTCAGTTGGGGGTTGAGGCAGGAGCCAATGGCGTCACGGTGGCGGCCGGTGGAGTCGCATGGCGCCGCATGAAGCTCGAAAAAAATTCGGCTCCGTCGCTCTATTCGCAGGAGGCGAGTGTTGCTTATCTGCAGGGTGCACCTGCGTTTTCGGGGCGTCCGACATTCGCAGGTAACACCCCTTGGGACAGCGGCAACATTCCGGGATCTTCTTCGGGCGGTGTGTTTAAGTTCACGAATCGCCCGAATTTCGGAGCGGCTACACCGTGGGATTCAGCGAATTTGCCGCGTGCGAACTATGTCGGCACGAACGGGGCGAACGTCCTCAGTATCTGGTGGGACCCAGCCAATACAGGTGTTCGCTTCGGTATCGATAGCACGATCAATTCGCTGGTGATGGGCGTTTCGAACACGTTTCATCTTACGTGGGCGAACTCTGCCGTTGGCCTGTATGTGGACTCGACGTCACTGGGAAATATCACCACGAGCTCGGACTATCGTGCAAAGAAGAACGTCAAGAATCTGAAAATTCGGGCGTCTGACACCGTCAAGGCTCTGCGCCCGGTTTCGTATGAATGGCGCAAGTTCAGCATCTTCCGTCCCGACGGCAAGCGTCACCTCGGCTTCATCGCGCACGAGTTGCAAGAGGTTATTCCGAGCGCGGTGTGTGGTGAGAAGGATGCCGTCGATGAAAACGGCAAACCCCAGATCCAGAGCCTGAACTGGGCACCGATCGTTGCGGTTCTGACGTCAGCGTTGCAGGAGGCATTTGCCCGTATCGAAGCGCTGGAGGCACGTGCATGACGATCACAGCAGACATTCAGCAGCTTGAGCCGGGAAACATCGTCCAACTTTTCGAGGTCGACTGCACGGCGATCGGTGGCGACATGCTGCGTTTTCATGGCCATTTGCAATCCTCGTCAATCTGGTGGCAGGGCAACGAATACAAGCCCTGGCCCATTCAGGCGACAGGATTCATGCGCACCACGGACGCGCAGCAGCCCACGCCCACGCTCACCGTAGGCGACATCGGCGGCACGATCTCGGCGATCTGCGTCTTTCTCGATGACATGGTGGGCGCGACCGTGCGCCGCCGGCGCACGCTCAAGCGCTACCTCGATGCAGTTAATTTCCCGAACGGTAACCTGACGGCTGACCCGACGGCAGAAATGCTCTCGGAAATCTGGCGCGTCGAACAGAAGAGCAACGAGCAGCCAGGTCTGCAAGTCGCGTTTGCGCTTTCGACGCCGCTCGACTTCGGCGGACAGCAGTTGCCCGCGCGCCAGATCGTGAGCATCTGCCAGTTGAAGTATCGAGGTCCGATCTGCGGCTATACCGGCAGTGCGTATTTCGACGCAAATGACCAGCCCGTGAGCGATCCTGCGCTCGATCGATGCAGTTTCCGCACGAGCGGATGTGAATGCCGCTTTGGAATCAACAATCCGCTGCCATTCGGCGGATTTCTCAGTGACACGCTCTCCTGAATGAATGAAACGACGAAGGCCGCGATCGCCGCACACGCGATCGCGGAATACCCGCGCGAGTGCGTCGGGTTGGTGGCGCTCGTCCAGGGCCAGGAAACGTACACGCCGTGCGTGAACTGGGCGGCCACGCCGACGGAGCAGTTCGTGCTGGCCGCGGAGGATTACGCGCGCGCCGAGGACGCTGGCGAGATCGTAGCGATCGTGCACTCACATCCGGGTGGCCGGGCGCATCCGAGCGCCGCAGACAAGGCAATGTGTGAGGCCAGCGGGATAGCGCGCTGGGTTATCGCATCGGTGGGCGTACAGGCCAACGGCTCGATCGATGTCGACGAGTGGTGCGAATTCGGGCCGACCGGCTTCATTGCGCCGCTCGTGGGGCGTCCGTTCGTCCACGGCGTGCACGACTGCTATTCGATCGTCAGGGACTGGTATCGGCTGGAGCGCGACGTCGTGCTGCCCGATTTCGAGCGCCGCGACGAATGGTGGGCTGACGGCAAATCATCGCTCTATCTCGATAACTACCGCGCTGCGGGGTTCGTCGAGGTGGGGCCGGGCGCAGCACTAGAAATCGGCGACGTCCTGCTAATGCAGATCCGCAGCCAAAACGACGTGCCGAATCACGCGGGCATCTACATCGGCGACGGCCAGTTCCTTCACCACATGCACGGGCAGCTCTCACGCCGCGCTGTGTGGGGTGGCATGTGGCTTCAATCGCTGCGCATGGTGCTGCGCTATGAGGGTGAGCACGATGAATGACCAGCTTCGAGAGATTCAGCTTTATGGCGTCGCAGGCACGCGTTATGGCCGCACGCATCGCCTCGCGGTGCGCTCGCCACGCGAAGCGATTCGCGCCCTGTGCGCCGTCGTGCCTGGCTTCAAACAGTTCCTCGCCGCGTCGCGCCGCATGGGCCTGACGTTCGCGGTGTTCATCGGGAAGAGCAACCTTGCGAAAGACCAGCTCGACTACCCGGCCGGGCGCGAGCCGATCCGTATCGCGCCGGTGCTGGTCGGCAGCAAGCGAGGCGGTCTCTTTCAGACGATCCTGGGTGTGGCGCTGGTTGCGGTGGGCGTTTTCACGCAAATGCCGACGCTGATCGGCCTGGGTGCGTCGATGGCGCTAGGCGGCGTTGTGCAGATGCTCAGCCCGCAGACGAGCGGCTTGGCCGGGGTTGTCAACAACGGTACTTCCTACTACTTCAACGGGCCTGTGAACAGCGCGGCGCAGGGGGAGCCTGTGCCGCTTGTGTACGGGCGGATGTTAGTGGGTTCGAAGGTTATCAGTTCCGGAATTTATGCAGAGGACCAGACCTGATATGCGGATTTCTGGAGCAAAGGGCAGTAGTGGCGCCACGGCGACGGAATCGCCGGATAGCCTGCACTCGATCGCCTACGCCAAGGTACTCGACCTTATCTCGGAGGGGCCGATCGTCGGGCTGGTGAATGGGCTGCAATCCGTGTTTCTGGACGGCACGCCTATCCTCAACAGTGACGGCTCGGCCAACTTTTCGAACTACTCGGTCGACACGCGCCTTGGGACGATTGATCAGGAGTATCTGCCGGGCTTCCCCGCGGTCGAAAACGAGACGGCGATCGGTGTGGCGCTCACGAGCGACGCGCCTTGGGTGCGCCAGGTCGAAAACACGCAGCTCACTGCGGTGCGCATCCGGTTCGGCGTCCCCGCGCTTCAGCAGCAGAACACCTCGACCGGAGACGTCACGGGCTACGTTGTGCAGTACGCGATCGACGTCGCGGTCGATGGTGGTTCATATTCGCAGGTGCTGACGGGCGCGTTCGACGGCAAGACGACATCGCTCTACGAGCGCAGCGTGCGCATCGATCTGCCGACAGCGGAAACTGGCTGGCTGGTGCGCGTGCGCCGCCTCACTGCAAACGCGCACACCAACTCCATTCAGGACACGGTCAACGTCGAGGCGATCACCGAGATCATCGATCGCAAGCTGCGCTATCCAATGAGCGCGCTGGTCGGCATGTCGTTCGACGCGCGCTCGTTCAGTTCGGTGCCGACGCGCTCGTACGATGTCAAGGGCCTCATCATCAGCGTGCCGTCGAACTACGATCCCGAGCAGCGGACGTATTCGGGCACGTGGGATGGCACGTTCAAGCAGGCGTGGACGAACAACCCGGCGTGGGTGCTTTATGACCTCGTGACGAATGACCGCTACGGCGGCGGCCGCTTCGTAGATGCATCGTCGCTCGACAAGTGGACGCTCTATGAGATCGCGCAGTATTGCGATGTCATGGTTTCGGACGGCAAAGGCGGCACCGAGCCGCGCTTCACGTGCAACTGTGTGATCCAGTCGCAATCGGATGCGTTCAAGGTGCTTCAGGATCTCGCCGGCGTGTTTCGCGGCAATGCGTACTGGGGTGCTGGCACGGTGCTGGTGACGGCGGATATGCCGTCCGATCCTGTCTACGTCTATACGCAGGCGAACGTGGTCGGCGGGCAGTTCTCGTACGTCGGCTCGGAGCGCAAGACGCGCTACACCGCCGCGCAGATCAGCTGGAACGACCCGGCCAACCAGTATCAGCAGGCCGTGGAGTATGTGGCCGACGATGACGGCCTCGCGCGCTATGGTGTGGTGAAGGCGCAGATCACGGCCTTTGGCACGACGTCGCAAGGCCAGGCGCACCGCCTTGGGCTATGGACGCTGCTCACGAGCCGCTACGAGACGAACACGGTATCGTTTCAGGTGGGGCTCGACGGCACGCTGTCGGCCCCCGGCGAAGTAATTGCGGTCGCGGACGCGAACAAGGCGGGGCGGCAGACGGGCGGGCGCGTGCGCTCGATGAATGGCGCAACGGTGGTGCTCGATCGCTCGCCCACGGCTGCGGCAGGCGACTTGCTCACGGTGATCATGCCGACAGGCATCGCGCAGAAGCGCACGGTGCAGGCCGTCAACGGCAATACGATCAAGGTGACGGAGGCGTTCGACCAAAACGCAGTGGTCGGCGCAGTATGGATGCTCGAAAGTGCTGACCTCGCCGCGCAGCTCTTTCGAGTCGTCAGCATTGAGGAAAGCGACGACGACGGCCAGATCACGTACACGATCAACGCCACGCAGTACGAGCCCGGCAAGTATGATGCGATCGACAACGGCGCGCAGATTCAGGTGCGGCCGGTCACGATCATTCCGCCGTCCGTGCAGCCACCGCCGACGAACGTGCGGCTCTCGACGTATTCCTACATCGATCAGGGCATTTCCAAGACGAACATGGTGATCGCGTGGGACTCGGCGTCGAGCGCAGTGAATTACGTACCGGAATGGAGAAAGGACAACGGCGACTGGGTGCCGGCCAACCAGACCGGCGGCCTGCAGGTGGAAGTCGCAGGCATCTATCAGGGCACGTATCTCGCGCGCGTGCGCGCCGAGAATGCGATGGGTGTGCTGTCGATCCCGGCGTATGGCACCGACACCGTGCTGACCGGCAAGACGAGCCCGCCGCCGGCGCTGGCGTCTCTGAAGACCACGACGCAGGTGTTCGCCATCCAGCTCGACTGGACGTTTCCTGCGGACGGCTCGGCGAACGACACGCAGTATGTCGACGTCTGGTACAGCAAGACGAATGACCGCAGCACCGCGACGCGCCTGTCGCTTTATCCGTATCCGCAGGCGCGCGCGATGCTGCAGGGTTTGGCGGCGGGCCAGTCGTTCTTCTTCTGGGCGCGGCTCACGGACACGTCGGGCAACATCGGGCCATGGTATCCGAGCGGCGCGGGCGTGAATGGCCAGAGCAGCAGTGATTCGACGCAGATCCTGTCGTATCTCACCGGTCAGATCACGAAGCAGCAGCTCGGGCAGGATGTGCTGTCGCCGATCAATGCGATCCCCGGCATCCAGCAGGGCGTCAGCGACAACGCGTCGGCGATTTCGAAAGAGACAAGCGACCGCATCGCGGCGGTTACGGGTGAGGCCACCGCGCGCGCGAAAGCGATCTCTGACGAGGCGACTGCGCGCGGCGCCGCGATTACGAGCGAACAGCAGGCACGGCAGGATGCCGACTCGTCGCTCAGCACGCGCATCGACACCGTCACCGCAGCGAACGGCACAAACGCCGCGGCTATCCAGACGGAAACGAAGGCGCGTACGGACGCCGACACTGCGCTTGGGCAGCGTATCGATACCGTGGTGGCCACGGCGGGCGCGAACACGACGGCAATCAGCCAGGAGGTGACGGCACGCACAAACGCTGATTCCGCTCTTGGCCAGCGTATCGACGCGGTGACCGCGACGAGCAACGGCAACACCACGGCGATCACGCAGGAGGCGACGGCCCGCGCGAGCGCCGACACAGCGCTGGGGCAACGCATCGATTCGGTCACGGCGACGACCAACGGCAACGCGACGGCCATCACTCAGGAGCAAACGGCCCGGGCCAACGCAGACACTGCGTTGGGCCAGCGTATCGACGCGGTCACCGCGACTGCGAACGGAAACACGACCGCGATCACGAACGAATCGACCGCTCGGGCCAACGCTGATTCGGCGCTTGGCACGCAGATCAGTGCGCTGTCGGCGCAGATCAACGTGCCGATGGCGGGCGATAACGGGGGCTACGCGGGCGCGACGACGGTCTACGCAGGTGTGTGGTCGGAGCAGTCGGCGCGGGCTGAAGCGGATCTGGCGCTGGCACAAAAGACGGACACCGTTGCGGCCCAGATGCAAAGCACGATCAACGGCGTTTCGGCGGTGTTGAGCGCGGCGGTGCAAACCGAGACGCAGGCGCGGATCGATGCGGACAGCGCGCAGGCATCGCAGATCACCACGGTGCAGGCGCAAGCCAATGCAAACGCTGCAGCTGTGCAGACGGTTGCGCAGTCGTATGCGGATCTTACCGGGCGCGTTGCTGCGTCGTACACGATCAAGACGCAGGTCACAAGCGGCGGTCGCACGTATATCGCCAGCATCGGCGTGGGCGTAGACAACAGCAGCGGCGTGGTGGAGTCGTCAGTACTCGTGGCGGCGCAGCGCTTCGCGATCCTCGACAACACCGGGTCGACCGTGCAGTCGCCGTTCATCGTTCAGGGCGGTCAGGTGTTCTTGGCGCAGGCATTCATCGGCACAGGCTGGATCCAGAGCGCAAACATCGCCGACGTCATCCAGTCGACGGCTGTTGGCGCGAACGGACAGCCGCGCTGGAAGCTCGACAAGAATGGAACGCTGACGCTCAACGGCGCGAACACCGGCAGCGGCTATCTGACGCTGACGGATTCGACGCTGCTCGTCTACGACAACAACAACGTGCTGCGCGTGCGTTTGGGGCTTTGGTGATGAGTGCTGGACTTCAGATCTGGGACGCGAACGGAAACATCGTTTTAGATGCTACGTATCGCGTCATGCGAATCATCGGTGTGCAATCGATCGGTAACGGGGTCGGCGGCAGCGTAGTCGATGACGCTTTCGTGCAAGGCGGGTGGGTTTCGTTTCAGCCTAGCGTGATGATCGGCGAGGGATATCTCTCCGGTGGCGTCATCGTCCCGCGTTTCTCGATCTCGGGGAACACTCTCACGTGGTCCTACGCAGCGAAGAATAACGGGACGTATGACATTTACCAGAATGGCATTCTGTACTACGGGGCATTTTGATGACGGCTGGTTTTCAGGCGTGGACTGATAGTGGCCTGGTCCAGATTGATGGAATGCGGCAAACGTACGCACTGCGGCAGACATTGAACGTAACGACTGGCGCCGGCACGATGAACGCCGGCAAGTCGAATGCTGGCGTGCAATACACGTTTAACGCGAATGTTGCCACGTTCTCGTTCAGTGCCAGCCAGCCGTTGATCGCGCTCTACAGTCCGAACGCGTACGTTGCGATCCTGCGTTGCGTAAGCAGTAATGGTTCATGGACCGTGCAGATCTGGTCCAACGTCGCGGCGGCTGTCACGGTCTACATTTTCGATCAGGCGCTGGCTGCAGTACCGTCCGGAGCGGGTTTCGGAATGCAGGTTTTCAACGCGAATGGTGAGCTTGTTGCCGATGCGCGCCAGCGCCTCGCCCGCGTGCTCGACACGCAGAGCGGCAACATCATGGGCGCGGGCCCGGGCTGGGGGCAGTGGAACCAGGTGGATTCGCGCTCAGCTTCATGGACGTATCCAGGCGCTTCGAAGGTAGGGGTCGCTGCGCTCGGCACAGCTTTCGTTTTTAGCCCTACGGGCGGCGGGATTAACAGCAGTGGTTGGTACAACATCGGCGGCTTCCAGACATCGGGGGCGACAGTCAATTTTCTCTATCAGTATTACCAGGTGGGTTCGACATTTCACCCGGGAAACAATACCTGCTTCGGATCGCAGTATGACTGGCGATTCATGGCAATCGATCTGAGCAATATCTAACTGGAGAAAGACACAATGGCAATTCAGAAGGATTACGAAACACCGTCGACGGGCGCAATCGCGAGTTATCACGTGGCCGGCATGGTGACGCTCGATGCGTTTTCCAATGCGACGATGGTGATGATGTATTCGTTTTTGAGCGCGGACGCACGCGCTGCAGGTAAGGCGGCAATGTATACGCAGCAGATCCAGGTAACAGGTTTGCCGCCCGATGGCGTCGGCGCATTTGCTTACGCCGAGCAACAGCTCATCGTTGCGCCGTCGAATGACGACACAACTGCATTGAACCCTGCGCGTAGCGTCTTCGTGGGCGGCGAAATTGTCGTCTGAGCGCGCACAACACAGAAAGCAACGCCGCCCCTGAGGCGGCTTATTTTTTCCGGGGGATGGATGCGTATCAGTCCAACTGAGGCCGCTAGCTACGCGGGTAGTGGTATCGCTGTTGGTTCGTCGCTGACGCTCACCGACATCGGTGTGATCGTCGGTATCGCGACAGCGACCCTGACGTTCGGGCTCAACGCGTATTTCATGTGGCGCAAGGATCAGCGCGAACAGCGCGAATCGGACGCGCGACTGCACGAAATGGAGGAGCACGGTGGCTAGTGGATCGAAGAAAACACTTGTGGGTGTTGTGGGGGCCGCTGCTGCGGCCCTTTTGCTTTCCGTCATCCCGAAGTTCGAGGGGACGGTTCTCGTCGCAAGGCCCGACCCGATCGGCATCGTGACCGCGTGCAACGGCGACACGAAGGACGTCACGCTCGGGCAGCGCTTCACGCCTGAAGAGTGCAGCGTGCGCCTCGAGCAGCGGTTGATTGAGCATGCCGAGCCTGTGCTGAAGTGTACGCCTGGGTTGCGCGGGCACCCGAACCAGCTCGCAGCCGCGGTGAGCTTTGCCTACAACATCGGCGCGAGCGCTTACTGCGGCAGCTCGACGGCGCGCCGGTTCAATGCGGGCAACTGGCGCGCAGCGTGCCGCGCAATCAATGAATCGGACGGCGGGCGTCCGCAGTGGGTGTACGCCGGCGGCCGGACGCTGCCTGGTCTGGTGACCCGACGTGCGGAAGAGCGTGCCATGTGCGAGCGGGGGTTGTGATGTTGAGGACGCTAATTCCCTACCTGATCGCCGCGCTGCTCGGTGCGGCCGCCGGTGCCGAAGTGATGCACCTGATCGGCGCGCGCCAGCTGGCCGCCGAGCAGGCCGCGCGCGCGAAGGACAACGAGCAGCACACCAGCGACATGCTGGCCGTGTCGCGTGCGGCGCTGAATGGCGAGAACCGCGCGATCGACGCGCACAACCAGGCCGCTTCGGCGGTCGCTGCGGCGGATGCCGCGACCACGAAGGAGAAAGAGGCTCATGAAGCTGATAACCGTAACTACCGCAGCGCTCTCGCTGCTGGCACTGAGCGCGTGCGCGTCGCAGTGCGCAACTGTGCTGCAGCCGGTGGCAACGCCGGCGCCGGATCTTCCAGCGCCGCCGGCATGGGCGATGGTGGCGCCGCCGTCGCAGACCTCGACCCAGCGGTTGCTGAGCGCGTTTTCGGGGTCGCTGGAGACGACCAGCACGAAATCGACAAAGTGAAGGCGCTGCAGGCGTACGTATGCGCCGTCAGGCCTAAGACGCCAGGTTGTTCGTAGGCAATTCGTAATCACGTGTAAACTTTTGGGGCGGCTTGAGAGGGCCGCGCCAACAACACCTAGAACCGGGGAACAAGAATGAAAAAGACGCTTGTGACGGCCTGTCTCTTTGCAGTTGGTCTGGCCGCATGTGGGGGTGGCGGTGGGAGCAGTGGCAGTGACAGCGCGCAGCCTGTGGCGAAGTCGCTGAATATCTCGATGTACGGCAAGCCGATCGTGTCGACGTCGTCGACCGCCGTTGCTCATGCCCAGTTCAGCCTGATCTCGGCAGCTGTTGCCGCCGACGCGCCGAACGCCGCATCGGATGCGCAGACGACGGTGAAGTCGCTCACTGACGCGCTGGCCGAACGCGGCGTGACGGCCAACGTCACGACGCAGGTAATGGATGGCACGGCGCTGCACCAGATCGTGACGACGGAATACAACGGCAAATCGCCGACGCCCGACCAGTTCAAGACTGATCCCGGTGAGTGGCTTATCGTCAATTTCCAGCTCGACGACATGGTGACGCCGTCGACTGACTCCGCACAGCAGGCGGCGATGACGCAATTCGCTGCCGATCTGCTGGTGTTCTCGCAGTGGGCTGCCGTAGCTGGAAAGGCTGTGTTCGTGGTCGCGCCGACGCTTACTTGCGATACGCAGTATTCGGCGGCGTCGGGTTTGCGGTGGGCGCTCGACGAGGCTTTCCGGAATGGCGCACCTATCCGCTTTATCGGATCGGTGCCTACCGGCTTCGGCTTCGACTCGAGCGGCAAGCCGGTTCCGAATGTCGGTACCGATCTGTCGCACTATGGTGCCGACTGCCGATCGCCTGACTCGTATCTGCAGAACGCGCTGCTAGATTCGATCGCCGATGAGGTCGCAGCGGCCTACAAGCAATCGGCCGACACCAGCGCGGCGAGCGCCGTAACTGCTGGATCGACTCCGGCAGCCTCGCAGTAGCGCGCATAAAGAACCGTTAGCTCGTTCGGGCTAACGGTTCATCTTCTCTTCTTCACGACGTTCAATTATCCCGTCAACCACGGCTTTATGACGTCTTGGCATCAGCATCGTCTTCAGATGTTTGATGAAGCTATGAAGAGCTTACCTCCGGCGCAAGCGCGATGATGGAACGCCACTGTTCGAACAGTGCCCCTCTTTGATATGCAGTCGTGTTTCGGATAGTTCCTGGTACTTTCTCGATCAACTGTCGGTCTTCCAACCGCCCGAGGATCCGCTTCATTTTGTAGTCGGCATCAACATAACAGAGTTCGCGGGCTTGCTTGTTTCTAATGCTTGGATGATCTTGTAGATACTCAAGGATCAACTGCTCGTGCGAAGCTAACCGCTCATGCCGCACGGTCACCAAGACGGAGTTCTCCTTGTTCGTGATGATCGGCTCTTTAAGCCCCAACTTGCGCATCGCATCGAATGCGGTATTGAGACCTTCACCGACATCTTGATTCGGCGGGTCGGGGAATTTGTTAAGCAGGCGCACGAGGCTGCCGTTGCGGGCAAACCGTTCATCCAGAATGTTCGCGGTCGTTATATGGGCAGCGAGTGGGCCAGGACTTTCGACCTCTACGCGGTTATCGAACACTCGGATATGTACGTCATCGGCGAGGCTATAGTCACGGTGGATTAAGGCGTTTGTAACAATTTCATGAATCGCCTCGGAGGGGTATTGAATATCCTCTAGGCCAATTGAGCCCAAAGTCTTGGCCTGCTGGACCACTTTGATCGTCTCAGCTACGGCGCCTCTAATCTGGGTATTGATTGGCCCCTCGACCGTTACCGGGAGAAAAGCGAGCGTGTCGCGGCTTCCTTGTTGATCCGAGGTTTTGTAGCGGTAAATCTTTACGCCGCAACGCTTCGGCATCAGCGCTTGCGGTTGTTCGGCGAATAAAAGTACGCCGCACACCGTCGGGCGTCCACCTACGAGGAGTTGTTGCTTCTTCAGCCAGCCTTCGGGATCTGCCTGCGGAACGACTTCGAGCATGAAACGAATGACCTCTTCGGAATTAGTAATCTCCTCGGGGTCAACGTTAACGATCTCAGTCTCGAATGATGCTATGCCTTTTGAGTACTCCAGCCTACGGATTTCCTCGGGGGCCGTAAGTTTATGCTTAGCTGCGCCGCGCCTGACATAGATGTTCCCATTCGACGCTCGCATGATCTGTGAGGTCTTCTTTATCGCAACCTGTAGGACTAGTCCCTCAAAGCCGTTGCATTCGAGAAAGTTGTACTCGAAGCTTTGCCCAAGAGGAAATAGCTTTTCGAAGATCTGAAGGTGCCCGTTTGCAGCTTCCGGATCTTTGAAACCTCTCCATTGCCGCTGCCCATCGGTCGGATCATCAATGCCGATGTATAGCTCACCACCGTCTGCATTTGCAAAAGCGCAGATCGTTTCTGTCAATTTTGCCGGTTGTATCTCAATAGCTTTAATGTCTGCGTAGTGGCTTTCGCGCGTCGCAATGATTTTCTGCGCGTTATGAGCGGGGACAGAGAAAATTTCAATGGCCAT